CTGGCAGAACTCAAACGCTGCCGCCAAGGCACTGAAGACCATCAAGGTGGTCATGAGTGACGGTCGCGAGATGACGGTCAACTACGATCCGCAGACTGGTTCCGGTTACGACATCGACGGCAAACCCGTCATCGTCGCTCCGAATCAGGGTGGCGGCGTTGATCTCTACGGGCAGCAAGGTTCACTCGGCAGCGGCCAGGTCGCTGGTGAGGGCGCTGTCAATCCACAGGTCGCACAGGCGCAGGCCAACCGCGAAGAGATGGCAGGCGGCGCACAGATGGGTATCAGTGAAGACCCAGCTCAAACAAGGCGACGTATCAAGGAAGCCGAGGTCGAAGTCACGGAGTCGGTGAAGCGCGAGAAGGCCCTGAACCAGCAGCTATCGGCGGTTGAGGCCTCAGTCAATCTGATGCACGTCATCGATAGGGCGATAGCCAACGCTGATGGCTTCACGACCGGGTGGGGATCCTTCCTGCAGTTCATTCCAGGTGGCGCATCCAATGACCTGGCTGCAGACATCCTGACCATCAAGGCGAACATCGGTTTTGATCGATTGCAGAGAATGAAAGCCGAGTCTCCGACTGGCGGCGCTTTGGGTCAGGTCGCGGTGCAGGAGCTCACGGCGCTGCAGTCCACGATTGCGAACCTCGACCAGTCACAGTCCAAAGAGCAGTTCCTGTCGAACATGCAGTCAGTCCAACGCCAGTACAAGAGTTGGATGCGCAAGTGGGGCGAGGCGATCATGAAGGAAGGCTCGCAGAAGCAGAAAGAGGATTACTACAACGCGCTGCCATCCGGCACACCGTTCGTTCACCCTGATGGAAGTTTGAGAGTCAAACCATGAGTGACGCTTGGGACGAAGCCCCAACCATGATGGGTCAGATGGATCAGGCTCCAAAGCTTGACGAAGTCGATCCGCCAAAGTCGAAGTCGGCGAAGGTCGCTCGTGATCTTGGTTATGTCGATTTCGTTGGCGCAGGCGAGATGCTGCTGAACATGGGAACAGGGATTGCCAACGAGGCAGCTCGAGGCATCGCTGGCATGGTGGGAACAGCTGCCGGGATGGTTCCGGGTGGCGAGTCTCCGAGCGAGAAGGGCAACCGTTATCTGGAGGCCGTGCCAGACGCGACGTACCAGCCGCGCACCGAGGGCGGCATGGTCGGTCAGGAGATGATGCAGGCTGGTGGCCAGTACGCCATCGAGGAAACCAAGAAGCTCGGAACCCCGGTCGCCTATGCCGGGGCGAGAGTCGCAGGAGCAAGCCCGGAAGAGGCAGAGCTTTCCATGCAGGATTTCATGGACACGCCGAACGCGCTTGGCGAGGGAACCTTCCAGGTGACCGGCTCACCGACGATGGCAGCAATCGCTACGATTCTCCCAGAGGTCGCATCGTCCGGTATCCCGTTGAGGGGCAAGCCGAACATGCGCAGTACGCCAGACATGGCTCCGAACACACCGCAGTCAGGATTTGGTGGCGTGGGCGCTGTGGATGATGTGCCGGTGTCCAGGCAGGCTCCGCAGCAGCCGCCGATGAGCGATTTCAACCGACTCCGACAGGCGATACAGGACGGCGACCAGCAGACCATCCTGGACATGGTCAACGCCAACCCGGCAATCGTTGCCGCCTTTGATGACCTCGGTATCGAGTTCAACGCTGGCATGGTCAGTGAAAACCCAGCTCTTCGTCAGTTCGAAGCGGGCCTCGCATCCAAGCCGGATTCCGGGATCGGCGGACAGATTGATCTGGTCGAGTTCAAGCTCAACGAGAAGGCGCGGCAGCTAATCGATGACGCTGGTGGCAACGCTGACTCGCCGGCAACCACCGAGGCTCAGATTCAGACGCGCTTCGATGAGGTTCATCGTGAGTACCTCGCTGACGAAGCGAAGATCTGGGACAGGCTCGACAACCAGATCCCGAAAGGATCTCAGATTGACGTGAGCTCCGCTGCCAACGAGCTGATGGAAACTGCCGAGCGCCTGGGCAAGGGAGACATCGACGCTGGTCTTCAGAACATGACCAAGCACGAGCGCGAGCTGTTCCGGCTGACGCATCGCAAGGTCGAAGCCGAAGACGGCACGATGGAGTACCAGTACGACCAGCCAGTCTATGAAGCCGTCGATCGATACCGGCGCAAGCTTGGCATGGGCATGAACAGTCGCGGACCGTTCAACGATGCCGAGATGGGGCAGCTCGATTACTGGTATGGAAAGATGGCAGAGCAGCAGTCGCGCTTCGCCAAGGGTAACGGCTACGAAGCTGACTGGCAGCGCATGAATCAGCTCACCCAGGAGCGCAAGGCTCTCGAGAAGTCGATGACCAGGGTGATGGGTCGCGACTTGCAGATGTCGATGATTCCCAAGATCAAGGTAGCCGCCAACGGCCTCCTGAATGGAGACGTGAAACGGTGGGATGGGTTTATCAATGACCTTCCTGCCGACCAGAGAGCATCCGCTGTTGCGGAAGCGCTGCGCACTGTTCTGTTCACTGCAGGCAAGGGAACTAAGACTTCCGATTCATTCGTGAAGAACTTCACCAAGATTGAACGCGACCCGCAGATCCGCGACCGCATCTTCGACCACCTGGAGCCAGAGCAGCGTAAGCTGTTCATGGACATTGGCAAGGCGGCTACAGGTTTCTACCGCTCGGTCGAGAAGCTCAATAAGAGCCAAACGACGAACGCTGCCGAGGCCATCAAGGCGCTCGAAGATGGCAGCGCGATTGGCAGGATCCTGACCGGGTTCCAAGATCAGACGGTCGGCAGGATTCCGGGTGTTGGTAATTGGGTCGAGACTATTTTCAGGAACACTGGCGATCAGAGAAGCGGAGGCGCTCAGAGCAGAGTCAGAAAAGGCATCAACGTGCTGTCCGATCCGGCGCTTGGTCGCGCTATCATCGCTCACGCTGAAGGGCGGGCGAATGATGCGAAGAGGATCCTGCGCGACAGTAAGAGCTGGGGCGAGTGGGTCAAGTCACTGCCAATCGACCAGCAAGGGCGAATCAAAAGCATGGGCGTTGCGGCGCTCCTTGAAGAGGACACTGAGGAATGAGCAAGCTTTTCGTACTACCACAAGCTGTTCGCATCAACAGTGCCGGTGTCCCGTATGCCGGTGCGAAGGCGAACTTCTATCTGACAACGACAACGACGCGGACTGACACGTACGAGGAATCGTCGCTGGCTACGCCAAACGACAACCCGGTCATTGCCGATGCCGGTGGTCAGTTCCCTGCCATCTATCTGGATCCGGCGGTGACCTATCGCGTGATCATCACTGACTCTGATGACGTGCAGCTCGATGACGTTGACCCGATTTCCGTACCAGACGCGAGTGACGGCCTGTCGATTGCCGATGCTGGCGACTATTTTGATGCGACAACTGTTGAAGGTGCATTGCAGGAAATTGGCGCAGGCTACGCGGTTCTGGCAGATGACGAAGACATCGCCGGAAACTGGGTGGTCAGTGGCAGCATCAACTTCCAAGACAACACCCTGCAGCAACCAGTCATTCAGGACTACAGCTTGCGGACATCGGCGGTCTCATCATCGGAAGGTACAACGACGCTGAACCTCGTCAACGGAAACTCATTCACGACCACGTTGACTGAAGACACGACAATTGCTTTGACGAACGCGATCGATGCCGACGAGTATGCGGAGGTCATCTTCAAGGTCACGCAGGACGATTCTGGTGGCGCTTACACTGTGACATGGCCTGCCAGTGTGCTGGTTGCCGGTGGTGGATCCAATCCGACGATGACCCCCGGTAACGACGCTGTCGACATTTATGTGCTGCGCACGTGGGACGCTGGCACGACTTGGTACTTGGGGTCTGCTCAGGACTGGTCATGATCTTTGATCTACTCAGTGATGGCAACGCAGGACCAGTCCAGCTTCCGCAGATAGATTTTGAAAACATTCAAGGTGGGATCTTGTTTTTTTCGACTGGGTTCTCGGGCGTCCAGTTCCGGGCTGATGGATTTATTTACAGATCGAACATCACTGGGCTGTATCAAAACACGAACAAAAAATGGCTGATCAATGGATCTGCAGGAGACTACTATCTCAAGCGTGAAGTCACTGGCGGCTTTCCCAATGGAGGCGCGTTGGTTTCTGATAGCGGCGACTTGCAGCAAATGGACTCAACGCTGACGTTCTTCATCGCGGTTACTACGACCGACGTGGGGTACACAAGTACGGTCAGGTTTGCGATCTGCAGTGACAGCGGCGGCGTGACCGAAGTAGTATCAAACCTCTACAACTTAAGCGTTGAGCTTTTGAGTTTTAACTAAAGGAGTATGGCATGAATAATAAAACCGAAGCACCAGAGAAAGAATTCGATTTTTCGCAGGCGCTACTTCAGCACGTGACGTGGGCGGAGGGTGTTCGCACATTCCCCTACGAAGACACGGTGGGGAAACTCACCATCGGCGTTGGTCGCAACCTGACAGATCGTGGGATTACCGAAAAAGAAGCGCAGATGCTTTTGGCAAACGACTTGGAGATCGCAACCAAGGACGCTGAGTCACTCGAATTCTTTGCTGGTCTCGATGAGGTTCGCAAGCTGGTCATCGTTGACATGCTGTTCAACATGGGCAAGCCGCGCTTCACGTCTTTCGTGAAAACGATTGGCGCGATCAAGGCAGGACAATTTGAGTCTGCTGCACTCGAGATGCAGGACAGCAGATGGTTTCGACAGACTGGTCGACGTGCGCATCGATTGGTTCAGGCAATGGCTACAGGAGAGTGGACGTGAAACGATTACTGATCGCAATGCTTTTGATCCTGCCTCTCACGGTAACGTGGGCAGTGGGCGAGAAGACCTTCACATGGCAACCGCCGACCGAGTACGACGATGACTCGCCACTTGCACAGGAAGACATCGCTGAGTATCGCATCTACTGTGACGGCAGCTTGCTGGCAACGATTCCGAATGAGCCGCTGAACACCAACAGTTACGAGACGCCGCCAGACACTTTCGCGCCGGGTTCGTATGCTTGTAGCGCCACAACGGTGACCGTTTTGGGTGTCGAGTCGGTGGAGTCGAATCCTGTAAATTTTACTGTCGAACCGGGAACGCCGAAGCCACCGGTCTTTGCAGTCCAGTAGTACCGCCGCGCCGCCGACCCGGTTGCGCATTTTGGAGATAGACCATGACATCGATCGACTTTGCACTCATCGCCTTTGGGCTGCTGATTGGCATCTGCGCACACATTGTGAAGAAGGTCATCGAGCAGCGTGAGACTGACAAGACGTTCAGTCTGAAGAAGTACCTCACGGCGAATCCGTACAAGACTTTTATGGTCGTGTTCTACGCGGTCGGTGGCGCTGCCGGTTTGTACATGGACGGCTCCTTGACCATCTACACGGCAATCGTGACTGGTGCGGCTGCTAACAGCTTCAGCGGGAAGGGTTCAGGCTGATGGAAGTCTTTGCTCAGGTCTGGTCTGACGCATCGGGATGGGTGCTGTGGTTTGGTCTGTTCCTCGGCATCGAGTTTAGGGCGCTGTTCAACAAGAAAGATGGTGACACGCTGACTGAGGTCGTGCGCTACATCTTTGGCTTCTCGAAGCGCTCTGGTGAGCTGCAGTCCAACGGGATGCGGTTGCGCCGGGGCAGTTTTTACGGCCTGTCACTTTGGCTTTTCGGTCACTTCATAGGGTGGTGGTAATGGCGACTCTGGTTTTGGTTCTTCTGATGCCGTTCACGCTGTTTGGTCTGGCGATGATTTACGCGGCCTATCGATTCATCCGCAAGCCCGAGGTCGACAAGACTGCAGGCTTCCTGTGGTGGATCTCAATCGTTTGGGCGCTGTCGACGCAGACCAAGGCGATAGCCGCTGTCCTGCCGTTCATTGGTCAGGATCTCACCGAGGCGCTGAACATTCGACCGGATGACGGCGAGATCTCATGATCGGCAACCTGGCCATCACTGCCGGCGGATACGTCGGTGCTGTGGCGTTGGGACTGCTGCTGCTGAACGCCACTGAGAAGATTGGCGAGGAGCGCGAGGCCTGCAACACCAAGGTCGAGGCAGCGGCTCGAGAGGCGACTGCAGCGCTGGCAGAGGCTGAGAAGGCTGCATACGAGCGCAGGATTGCCCAGCTCGAACAGAACATCAGATCTGAGACAAGGGCGAGGCAGATCGCCCAAGAAGCCGCCAGAGAGGCTGAGAATCGCCCTGAGAGGGTCAGAACCGTCGTGAGGGAGGTCGCAAGTGAGAACGCATGCATTGACACTGCTGTGCCTGCTGCTGTTCTTAACAGCCTGCGGTAGCACCGAATCTATCCCGGTTCCGGTCATCCAGGAGGTCGTGCGCGTCCAGTACCGTGACGTTCCAGAGGATCTGACCACCCCGGAAGCAAAGCAGGCCATCCCAGAGGCTGCTACTTATGGCAAATTGATCGAAATCATGGGAGAAGACCGTGCGACAATTGACCGCCTGAACGGAAAGCTCGGCGGCATACGAAGCTTGGGAGATCCTGATGGAACTGAAGAGTAAGCAATTGACGATTGGCGCAATCATCATCGGCGGCATCGCAATCATGGGGTACGCCAGCGCAGCGCTCGATGCGTGGCCGAAGGTCGGCTGGACAACCCCAACCCAACACGAACTGGACATCGAATCGCTTCGGGCTGAGACCGTGGGCGAGGTCAAGGCGTTTCGCGACGAATGGAAGTGCGACGAGTACGACGGAGAGCTCAGGGATTTATTGAGGGAGCAGCATAATCTGGCAGAGGACGGCATAACCGATCCCGACCTGGACGAGGACATCCGACGTCTCCGTGAAAAGATGGCGATCCTACAATGTTCAAGATTCGATGACTGACAATGACGACTCTCGATCAAAAAGTTCTGTATGGAATCGACTCGATGAACAGAGCGGTCTCATCAGCGAACTCGCTCGTCAATCGACAGCGACCGAAGCTAACGTGGCCGCACTCGCAGAGTCTATGCGATCCGGTTTTGATCACATCAACAACGCTCTCAATCGGCTCAGTGAGCAGCAAGAGCGAACAACCGAGAGAAATTCCCGACCGACAAACTGGATCGCATTAGGCTCACTGTTGATTGTGACCATTGGCGCGATGCTGACGTTCGTTGCATTGCAGACAGATCCCGTTCGCATCCGAGCGATGGAAAACGCCGAAGAGCTGAAAGCAGCATTCGAGCGCGAGCTTGAACTGGCTCGAGATCTTGGCCGGATTGAAGAGAGTCTGCGCTGGATAGAAAAAGAGCAGGGTCTGATGGACGAACACGGCAGTCGGCGCTGGATACAAAGCCAGCTTGACCCTGCTACTGAAGACTAAGCCTTATTTCGCTGGAGGAATTAGCTCGTCTCTTCACCCATCGTTTTTCTCCTTTGTCTCCAGCGCTTCATCGCACAACGAAATGATTTCCGTGATAACTGCCTCATAAGTCAGGAGCTCGTGGCCTGTTGTCCAGTGAATTTGGCGAATCTGTCCCTCAAGCGCGGCGATGCGCTGGTCCTTGACAACGCAACTTTGGCACTTATCTTTCTCCGCTTTCATCTGCTGAAAAGCATCCCAGCCTTCGCAGGTATGTTCCTCGGTAAACCCTATACAGCCAAGGCGACAGGACTCCATCCGAGTTCGTGCCATGCCACGGTCGCCGCTTCGATGCCTGAACAAACACTCAGGTATTTCAAGAGACTGTTCTCATCGCAAAGTCGACGAACAATAGCAATGCGCCAATAAATGCGGCTCCAACGATCAAGCCCCAAACGATGTTCGCAATTCCCTTTTCCATGTCAGTCCACATTATTCCACCTCCATCAGATTATAAAGCCGACGCACTGTTTCAACGTCGTGGATGTTGTACTCGTGGATCTTGTCGGTCTCGCCTAACAGCCACGCGTCAAAAATCTTGCTGCCGTCCATCTCGCCCTTGGTCTCAATACCGAAGGCTTCGCACAGATCGTCCTGCTTCACGTATCCGCGCCAACCAGCCCACGCTTTCATCGTATCAAAAACCCGTCCTGAGCCATGTCGAGCGTCAGCAGGGATGAACGGACGAACGCGCTTCGAGATCCGGTTGACCAGCATTCGCTGCAGCAGGAAGCGCAAGTCGAAGTCGATGACGTTGTGGCCAATCCACTCGATGTTGTTGTACTGACCGTCTTTCTGGAACTGATTCTTTTTGACGGCCTCGCAAAACTCAAGCAGCAGATCTACCTCGCTCTCGTCTCTCATCCTGACCAGAGACACGGCATCGCCGTCCTCGAACGCATAACCGATTGCACAGATCTCGCCATGCAAACCCGACAGCGCCGTCTTGCGGTACTCCCCGGCAGCGACGGCTTCGGCGTTCTTCGCCATCCATTCGTCGATGGTTTCCTGTTTTTTGTAGTTGCCAGGTGGCGATACCTTCTCGAGATAACGGTCGAACGCGTCTGGGCGCTGATCAGGAATCGTTTCCAGATCCAAAAATGTTTTGAGTGTCATGCCATGCTCCTAATGAAATTGAAAGCCCGTTGCGCAGCACTGGTGGGCAAAAACCAGCCAACAAGGAAACCTACCAAAGCCTCGCTGCTATCTGACGGGGGGTCAGAATGGGATGTCATCGTCGAAATAATCAGCTGGGTTTTCGAAATAATCAGCTGGGTTTTGCGACTGTGATTCTGGATTCGGCGACTGTTGCGACTGTGACGTCGGATAGTCAGCAGCCTTGCCGTGACCTTCCTTGCAGAGCTTCTGCAGCCACTCAGGCAGCTTCTCGAAGTTCTGGATCTTGTCGTTGTCGTTGGGCGTGTACGCAATCAGGTCGGTCTCTGCCGGTGGCGCTGTCATACCCTTGGGAAGGCGCATGATGCCCTCGATGTTGGCGTACGTCTTGTTGTTCTTCTCGGCGTGAATCACGCTGATCATGCACGGCGCTCCCAAGATCGTGAACAGGTCGAATCCCGCTCGCTCCTCTTCCGTGAAGGGCTTGCCGCGCCATGAGGTCAGGTGCTGACCGAGAATGGACTTCGGATTGATCGAGAGCGTGTAGCGGCTCCCAATGAACGCTGGACCTTCAAGTTCCTTGCCGTCCTTGTCCTTCCACTTGACGCGCTCTTCAGGCACTTCAAAGCCGAGATAGACCTTCTCCTTGCCGCCGAATGCTGTCTGTTGAATACCGATGTCGACAACGCTCACACATCGCGCTGCATACGTTCCTGCGGGTAATGGCTCAAAGTCGCCACCGCCACTGTCTTTCGCTACTAATCCCATTTTAATCTCCTCGATTTTTTTGGGTTCTGTTCAGGACGCCTCACGGCGTTTCGACCATTCAGGTCATCATCAGCTGAACTATTCGTCTGGGATGTGTTCCAGAGCGAGAAGCTTGGCACGGTCGGCTCGGTGCTGCGCCATCCTAGCGAGGTGAGCCACCTTCTCTGTCTCCATCTTCCGGTTGATGGCATCGACCTTGTGCTGCACGACGATGCTCTGTGGACGCTCAGGGAAGTCGACCTCGACCGGATCCGTGAGACGTGTCCAATCACTGTCGTATGATTCTCGCCAGTCAGTGCCGTCAGCATTCTCGATGACTTCAATGACGTGTTCGCCCTTGCCATTCATGGCGTAGATTGCGAGCTTCTTTTTCATGCCAGTTCCTCCTCGTCAGCTGCGTGTGCAGCGGCGTGTTGCTTCTCCTGCTCGAGCATCGATGCGACGTAGTCGCTCTCAGACATGAGGCCGTCTTCAGCCATCGCGCTGAGAATGCCGAACACGAAGTTCGTGTCGACCGCGTAGGCGAACTTGCCAAAGCGCGGACAGTCCGCTGGCATCCGCTCTGCGAGCCATTCGATACCAGCACGTGATGTCGGATCCAACAGCGTGATCTTGCCGTGGTTCTCGACGATGTAGTCGAACGAGACGTTCAGGACCTGATCTTCAATAAACATGCCTTACTCCCAATTTGCGTAGTAATCGTCGATGCTTTCGCCAGCAACCTCGATTATCAAATTACCGTCTTTCCACCCATTTTCATCTTCGCCAAGATCGTCGAAGTAGCCACGAACCGGAAGGTAGACGGTGTAGCCTTCCTTCGTCACGTCCTCGACAGTGATCTTGCCGAACTCCGCCTGTTCAATGTCATCACGAAGGTCGAACGCTTCACGAGCGAAGTGGTGAGGTGTCTTCACTTCAGTCGCGGAAGCCTTCATCTCCTCTTCGGCAAAGTTGTCCCAGAGGTAACGCTGTGCGCATTGAATCTCTGCGAACGCATACTCGCCACTGCCGAGTACAACAACGAAAGGCTTGTCGGGATTCTCGGCATCGAACTCGATGTAGAATGAATCGCAGTAGATAAACCCAGCGCGTTCTTCGTCCATGCCCGACACTTCAGATACGTCGTTGGTGTCGCGGCGGCTTGATACAAATTCTTGGAATGTGGTCATCGTCGTACCCCTTATGCTGATGTCTTGTAAATTGCGACTGCGTCTTCATACTTCATCGTGTTCAGAAGCTTTCGGTCGGAGTGATGCTTGGCAATGTAGTCGCGCATCTCTTCGTCTTTCCGGCCTTGCTTCTTGACTTCATACAGGAGTCCATCGTGAACCCAAACGAAGCGAGTCTTCAGTCTGCTCTTCAGTTCCTTTTTGACGATCCAGTCAGTGACGAGATCTCCGCAGATGATTTCGATGTTAGGCTGGTAGTTGTTAGTAGTGCTTTGATAGAAAGTTAAGTATACTGAATCATTCAATGCACTGCAACTATTACAGGAGGCTTATAAATGGTTGATTTCAGTGAGGTTATTCGGGCGCTTAACACTCGAGGATGGTCAGGAAAGCGCATAGCCGAAAAAACCGGCAGTTCAGTGGGCGCAATTTCGATGCTGCGAAACGGCGGCACTGCAGAACCAAAGTATGAGCTAGGGAAGAAGTTGGTCGATCTCGAGATGCGGACACGTCCACGATGAAGATCCCGTGCTGGTACTGTAAAGAGATCAAAGAGGTTCGCATGTTCATCGACGATGGCTTCGTGCCAGGCGTGATCAACATGCCGAGCAAGAATCCGTGTTGCGCCGACTGCTACAAGAACACGGCGATCGATGGCAAGCCGGTCGAGAATCAAAACCACAAGGCGAAGCCACCCGAACCAGAAGTAGAAACCGAAGAGGAGTTCCCGTTTTGAGTGAAGAAAAATCAGAGGGTTTGACGCCCGAAGAAACCGAAGCGCTGCACACGTTCATCACTGGTGTTGAAGACAGTTTGCAGACGATTGGCAAGGCCTATCCGAAAGCGATGGGATCGGCGCTACTGACACTTGCGACGTACACCGTCGAGAAGGTCTATCTGTGCGCGCCCGACATGGAAGAGGCAGGACGAATGCTTGCCGCTGCACAAGAGGATGGTCTCGACAATTGGGTGAAGGAAGTTCAATACCGGCGCACCATAGAGCCTGCCGCCCTAGCGTCTGTCATCCGGAAGCCGAATTGATGCGCGCCAACTACGTCAACATGAGCGGCGGCAAAGACAGCACCGCGACATTGCTACTGGCCATCGAGCGCGAGGTCGAGAACTTGCGATGCGTGTTTGCTGACACTGGTCACGAACACCCGTCGACCTACGAGTACATCGATTACCTCGAGGAGCGACTGGGCATTCCGATTCGCCGAGTGAAGGCCAACTTCAAAGGCCGTATAGCTGGGAAGCGGGAGTTCATCGTCAAGCAGTGGGCGCTCGATGGAGTCGCTCAGGAACACATCGACGAGGCGCTCAATCTGCTGGTTCCTACTGGCAATCCATTCTTGGATCTATGCATTTGGAAAGGTCGCTTCCCGTCGACGCGCAGACGGTTCTGCACCGAAGAGCTGAAGGTCTTGCCGATGATGGAACAGGTCTTCATTCCGGCCTGCAAAGAATTCGACGAGGTCTACTCGTGGCAGGGAGTGCGCCGGGATGAATCACCAGCACGTCGCCACCTGGACGAGCTTGAGCAGGGCGACTTCGGTGTCATGAACTACCGACCGATTCTCGACTGGAAAGCCGAGGATTGCTTTGACATGCACAAAAAGCACGACGTGAAGTGGAACCCGCTATACGAACAGGGGATGAAGCACGTCGGATGTATGCCGTGCATTCACGCCGGCAAGACTGAAGTCAAGGTCGTACGCTGGCAGGAAGAACGGCAGAACGGTGCCAACTTGCAGACCGCGGGCGGCAGTGTCTTCCACAACGGAGCACGTATCGCATGAGTACTACGAAGCGGACACGCAGAGTGTACATCACACCCGATGACTTGAAGGTCGGAGGGTTACGCTGGGTGGACAACAAGTTCATCTTCACGTTCGTCGAGTACCGAGGCGCGAAGGGGGACCTCGAAGTCATCATCGCGCTGGACTTCTGGTGGACCGAGTATCTTGCCGAGCACATACACCTTGCCCTCGGCCAATTGCGACAGTCGCTTCTGCACTGTCATTTATTCCGTTATCGTCACGCAGCACGGACGCACTACAAGCAGACGTTCGAGCATGACAAGAGGAGAGGAACATGAAATTTACCAAGGAGTTTATGCTCGACGTACTCCACGAGGAGACGCACGGGATCAACATCATTCAGGAGTGGTCGATGACCTCACGGGGCGGAAGACAGCAGGATCTGATCAACGAGATCGACTCCAAGGACGGCCAGAGTTGTTCATCTGTGTACGGGCTTTGCGAATGAATTTGCTTTCACTAGCCGACGAGTGTAGAAATAAAAAACCCCGAGAGGCGACGAAACCTCTCAGGGCACATACCGTGGATGCGTTGGGTACGACGACACGGCACGAGACGATTCTCCTGCCAACTCCCTCCCAAAGTCAAGCCACGGCCAGCGCATTGTCGGTGATCGTAACGTACGCTCGTGCGCGGGAGGCTATCGCGGAAGCTGTCGGGTCTTACCCTGTCAGACGGCGACCGAAGAGGGATAAATGGCAGGGCGCTTCTATGGACTCACGGGTTGCATGGGCGAGACAACGGGTTGAATTAACTCGGGGTCTCGCTGTGGCCGGATCTTCGGGAAGCATGGGAAAAACATTTGATGAATTGGGAGTAAGGCATGAAGACGAACATGGCAAGAACGAGCCTGATGGCATTCGAGCAATTGAGGGCATCTGGCAAAGACAAGACACTGGTCGGTCTGGTTTTGAAATACCTGATTGATCATCCGACTGGCAAAACTCAATGGGACATTGTCCGAGATCTGCGCATGTTGAGGTCGGCAGTTTGCAGGCCGTGCAACGTACTGGTCGAAGAGGGATTGATTTTCAAGCTGGGTACTCGCAAGGAGTCCACGGGATCAATGTCCGCCATCTACTACCCTGTGACTGAAGAGCTGAGGCCTCCGCTCGAGCCGATTGCTCAACAGGAGCTGTTCTGATTAATCTCTCACGCGAACAAGAGCAGAACGCCATCAAGCTGTTTCAGGAGATGGCTGATTGCATCATGAAGCGGACTCATGGATTGGGCGGAACCAATAGCGAGAAGGCCATCCAGATCCACATCATCTGCCTTAACCTTCTGGCCTGTTCGACGCTGTCGATGGTCGACTGTGCTGAAGAGCCATCGGAAGCAGATCGAGACAAAGTGATCTCCAAAACGATAATTGACGTGAAGCGCTGCATCGACGAGCTGATCCGCCTGGACGAGATGGATGAATGGGACACGGCTGGCGCTGTTGCGGAGACTATGCTGCGGAGGTTAAAGCGATGATGAGTGACTTGATCGAGAGACTTGTGGAGTCTGATGAATTTTCTGTTGCTTCTGCTCACGGCAGACCATCTTTGTTCGCTGAAGCTGCCGACGCACTGGGGGCCAAAGACGCTTTGATACACAAGTTTGAGGTAGATCAAGGCGTATACGAGGAGCAATTGTTAGCCAAAGACGATGAGATAGAGCGGTTGCGTGGTGCGCTTCAGAAGATAGCTTTGGATACAGTAAATCCAACCAACGAAGATCATCACTACGCAAAGATAGCGAAAGCAGCACTGGAGTCTGATGATGAGTGAATTCTTCTGCATCAAGCAACACATGCCACGCGGATCTGCACTGGTTCCTGCGCACGACACCGACCAGGAGGAGCTCAACAAGTTTCCGGTCGGGCAACCGCTGCGAATCAAGATCACTCGAATGCGCAACGTCGACCACCATCGCAAGTACTTCGCGCTGCTTAACTACGCTTACGACTGTTGGGAACCACCCGGCGCTGAGTCCGGGCAGGCAGAGAAGAACTTCGACCGATTCCGGGCTGACATTACGATCCTGTGCGGATTCTATGAGACCTACTATCGCCTGAACGGCGAGACCCGCCTGGAGCCTAAGTCAATCAGCTTCGCCAACATGTCGCAGGATGAGTTCGAGAAACTCTACGACAAGACCATCGACGTGATCATCAAGCACGTGATGCGAGCGTACTCTGGTGACGAGCTGCGCATGGTGGTCGAGCAGATCATGGAGTTTGGACCATGAAGACGAAGACATGCAAAGAGTGCAAACACACGAAGCCCGTCGATGACTTCTACAAGAACCGGCTGCTGTGCAAACCATGCGTGATGGAACACCAGCGCCAATACATCGATAAAAAGCGCGAGCCGTCAATCAGCAACTGGATGAGGTCGTGGCGATGAAACCAAAATACGCAGCACGAGCTGACAGCAACCAGAAGGAGATAGTGGATGCCCTCGAACAAATCGGATGCACGGTCGTGGTTATCGGAACTCCCTTGGACCTCCTTGTCGGATACCGAAAGCACAATTTCCTCATCGAAGTTAAATCCCGAGACACCGACTACGGTCGGAACGATAGGTCGACGCCGACGCAAAAACAGTTTTTTAAGGATTGGAAGGGGCAAGCACGCAAGGTGTACACGCCCGAAGAAGCCATCCGACTCGTAACCAAGGCATACACTCATGGTCGGTAAAACGAAAGCCCCGACGAAGGAGCAGAAGGAGCGCATGACGATCCTGAAGGAACACGTGCCATGCATTCCGTGCCTGATGCTCAACAAGGTCAGACTGCCGACCATCCAACACACGGTGACCGGGATGAAGCGCGATGGCCACGACAGCACGTACAGCTTGTGTGACTGGCATCACTTCGGAACACCGCTCGAGAGCTGGCAGCATCTAGCTGGTCATGTCGGCGGCGCGAAGCAGGCAACGATGGGATTGCTCGGGCCATCTTTGGCGCTGGGGAAGAGGCCGTTTCAGGAGAGCTTCGGACACGAGGCATTGCTGGTGAAGATAGCCAGTCATCTGATTGAGGCACACAAGCGCAGTCCTTGGTTCGACTACGACGTGCCATTTCACACCCGGCAAAAGGTCACCGAGTATTGGGAGCGGAAACGATGAACGCGGTAAGATGCTCAGATGAACAAGTTCGATGAAGGATTCGACCGACTTATCGATCGTGAGGAAGATCGCGATGCGATTAGACGCCACCTTCAGTCCATTGCGGATCCAGTCACAGTGGAAATTGGAATGTGGCTGCATAATGACCGAGTTGGCGAACGATCAAGCGACCGCGACATACATCGATTTCTCCAAGGATCTGACATGCAAGAAATTGAGACACTTTACGGGCGCAGAGTCAGGATGGCCGCAGTTCGTGGACGCGACCAAGGCAACTATTCTGCATTGCGATGCTTCGTCCGAGAAGTGAAACGCGCCCGGAAGGATCTAATCCGTGTGGCGCAGAGCGCGTTTTGAGTTAAAATGCTGCTAAACAGGAGACACTCATGGCCGACGTTGTAGCAGTACAGATCCCACGCACTGTCGTGAACGAGCGAAGTGCCGTGCCGTTCACTGCAGCATTCCGAGTCGAGTCGACATCACTTGCCGACACACCGACCACCGTCGAGTACCGGGTTTACAACATGGACTCATGCCAGGAGACACTTGGCTACACGGCCTTGACCCCAGCTGAAATTGTCAGCGCATCCATTGCGCCTTCAGCCGTGAAGGTCGTGCAACGCTACCGACCATCCGAACGATTAGAGCTCATCGTTGTCGCCGACCGAGGTCTGGCCACTGAAGCGACGGGCAGAGCAGTTTTAACAGCAAAGAGAGTATTAGGGCATGTCAACACGTAAAGAGGTAATCATCTGATGCTATTCCCAATGCATGACCGGATCGTAGTCAAACGCGACGAGGTGGAAGAAGCATCTGCCGGTGGGATCCTGATCCCGACCGAAGCACAAGACAAACCAAGCCGAGGGACAGTGATCGCCGTGGGAACCGGGCGCATCCTTCCTGAAGGCAACCAGAGGCGCTGTGACGTGCAACCCGGAGACCGTATCGTCTTTGGCAAATTCACAGGCCTCGAGGTCGAAGAGGACGGCGAGAAGTACGTCGTGATGAATGAAGCGGACATTGTCGCCATCACAGTGCAGGCCTCTGAGACCAAAACAGAAGAGGATTGATTCAATGGCTGGCGCACCTAAAGGAAACAACAACGCCAAGAAGGGCAAGCTGTGGAAGGAGGCGCTCGAGAGGGCGCTTGCTCGCAGCGTGTCTGGCAAGGTCAAGTCCGTAGAGGCTGGTCTCGATAGCGTGGCCAAGATTGTGGTCGACAACGCTCTGGCTGGTGACAAGGATTCGTGGCAGGAGATTGCTAACCGCATGGACGGTCGACCAGTCACGCCAATTGCTGGTGATGAGGATTCGCCGCTCTTCCCAACCGAGATTGTGGTCAGTGTGGTCAGGGCGAAGAAGCGGAAAGACCCGACTGAATGAAGGTTCGCTTCGAGATCCCAGAGAAGACGCTGCCCGTCTACGAGGATCCACGGCGCTACAACACGTTGTACGGTGGTCGCGGATCGGCGAAGAGCTGGACGTTTGCTGAGATCCTGTCGCTGAATGCCTATTTGGAGCCACGCCGGGTGTTATGCGGTCGTGAGATCCAGAAGTCGCTCGACGAGTCGGTGATGCAGCTGCTCATGGACACCCAGCGCCGAATGGGTCTCAGTGGATTCTTCAAGACCAACAAGGGCGGCATCGACGGGATGAACGGCAGTCGCTTCATCTTCCGTGGTCTGAGCAACGAGTCGATCGATAGCCTGAAGTCGCTCGAGGGCATTGACGATGTCTGGCTTGAGGAAGCCCACGTCCTGAGCAATCGCTCGCTACGCATCCTCGTGCCGACCATTCGAAAGAAGGGCAGTCGCTTCTACATCAGCATGAACCCGGAACTGGACGATGATCCGGCCTATGAAAGATTCATCGCCAAGCCTGCCAGCGACAGCCACGTCATCAAGATGGATTACATGGATAACCCGTGGTTCGATGACACCGAGCTTGAGCAGGAACGCATCGATGACTACGACCGTGACCTGGCGCCGGACAAGCACGTCTATCGTCACGTCTGGCTTGGCTACTGTCTGCCGGCGGTCGAGGGCGCTATCTTCGCCAATGAGGTCTCGAAGTTTCAGACCGACCGACGCTTCCGGGCAATGGACTATGACCCGATGGGACGTGTCCACGGCATCATGGACTTGGGCTATGGCGTGATGACGATGGTACTGGCGCAGCGCTTCGGCTCGACCGTCCAGGTCATTGGCTACTACGAGTGGCGCAACAGCACCTACGACAAGATCACCAACGAGCTGAAGACCAAGCACCCTGATTGGAACTGGGGAAAGATCTGGATGCCGCATGACGCCGCGCACCGAGATCCCAAGACAGGACAGAGCCACTACAAGATCATGGAAGACCTTGGATGGGAGACCGACGAGATCCCACAGGAGGGAGTCGAGAACTACATCGAGAAGGGTCGGCGCATGTTTGGCAATGCCTACATCAACGACCACCCGGACATGGGCGGCGACGATCTGATGCGCTGCCTGAAGCGATTCAAGTACAAGGTCAGCAACACCAACCCGGACAAACGCTCATCGCCAGACAAGGATGACTTTTCGCATGGTGCAGAGGCGTGGTGCTACACTGCCGTCGTTGCAGACGAGCTGACGAACAACGACCGAAAGCCAAAGAACCCATACGAGGGGATGGACAGTGGAACCTACGCAGCCTAAAGATACGAAAAACGGCATGCCCGACATGCGCAAGAAGGACAACGCCGACTTGCTCGTGAAAATGCGGGAGCGCTACAAAGTGATGGCGGAGGCTGATCACGAGAATCGCGTTGCAGCGATGGAAGACCTGAAGTTCACCAACGTCCCAGGCGAGCAGTGGGAACACAACATGAAGCAGGAGCGTGGCAACAGGCCATGCTATGAGTTCAACAAGCTTCGCATCAGCTGCAAGCGCATCATCAACGACATGCGCAGCAATCGTCCTGGCGCTAAGGTGCGGGCGGTCGAGGGTGGCGACACTGAGATTGCCAACATCGATGAAGGCCTGATCCGCAACATCTGGCAGCAGTCCGATGGCGACTCAATCATCGACTACGCTGCCGAGTACCAGACAGCAGCCGGGATGTGTGCATGGCGCATCAACACCAAGTACATTGGCGACGATGCATTCAATCAGGACATCGTCCTCGAGCCATTCCGCAATCCGTTCACTGTTTACTGCGATCCTCAGGCCAGAGATTTCCTGAAGCGTGATGCCAGGGACTGGGCGATTACCGAGAAGATCCCGAACAAGGACTTCGAGAAGCGGTGGCCAGATGCCACGGTCAGCGAGTTCACAGCTGGCGACCACCAGTTCGACGATGACGAGGAATGGAATACCGAATCCACGACTCGGGTCTGCGAGTACTGGTACAAGGTTCCCGAGAAGAAGGAGATCTGGGAGGTGGCGTTCATGCCCGACCCGGAAGATCCCGAGGGCGAGATCACCAAGAAGATTGTCGACTCGACCACCGACGAGGCTGGTGGCATCGACCCGCAGCAGATCCTGCGCCGACGAGAGATCATCTCCGAGAAGATCCAATGGTGCATTGCCAGTGGTGACCGGATTCTGGAGCAGGGAGAATGGGCTGGGTCTATGTTCCCGTTCGTGATGGTCTTCGGCGAGCATGCATGGATTGACGGCAGGTCGTACTGGTGGGGCTTGCCTCGCTTTGCCAAGGATGCACAGCGCAGCTACAACATTGCGCGAACCGCTATCAGCGAGACCATCGCTCAAGCGCCGAAGTCGCATTTCTGGGCAACGAGCAAACAGTCCGAAGGTCATCTCAACCAGTGGAAGCAGGCGCACAAGAAGAACTACCCGTTCATGCTGTACGAAGCAGACAGCAAAGCGCCTGGGCCTCCGACGCGGATGGGTGGCGCTGATGTACCTGTCGCGCTGATCCAAGAGACGCAGATTGCATCCGACGAGATCAAGTCGGTGACCGGGATCTTCGATGCAAGCTTTGGAGCTCAGTCCAACGAGACCAGCGGTCGGGCAATCATGGCGCGTCAGAACCAAGGCGAGATCGCGACGTTCAACTTTCAGGACAACATGTCGAAGGGCATCCAGCGCAGTTACGAGATCATCCTCGACCTGATCCCTGAGATCTACGACACGGAGCGTGAGCTGCGAGTGCTTGGCAGTGATGGAGCCGAGGACTACAAGAAGGTCAACCAGGTGGTGATTGATCCAAAGACCAAGAAGATGGTCAAGGTCAACGACCTGTCCGAGGGCAAGTACGATGTCACGGTAACCAGTGGCCCAAGCTTCTCGACGCTACGCCAAGAGGCAGCAGAGACGTATGGCCAGCTGGCACAGCAGTTCCCTGAGATCATGGGCGTGGCTGGTGATCTGGTCATGAAGTCAATGGATCTGCCGTACGCCGACGAGATTGCGGAGCGACTGCAGACACTGTTGCCGCCACAGATCCAACAGAAGCTGCAGGAAGGCAAAGAGGTTCCGCCGGAAGTGCAGCAGATGATGTTGCAAGCCGAGCAGGCCATGCAGGCAGTCGAGGAGCGTGGCCAACTGGTGATGGAAGCCGAGAAGGAACTCGAGCAGACCAAGTCCGACGCCGAAGCCGAGTCGCACAAGGTCGAGCAGAACCGAAAGGATGTCGAGATCCGCATCGAGCGACTGCGCAGGGTGAAGGCAGAGTTCGACGCACACATCGCCAAAGAGGTCGCGAATCTGGATCAGAAGTCATCGGAACTGCAGGCCAATGGAGGCGAGCCGGATGAGGCTGTCGTCGCTGTTGCCACTGCCGTGCGTTCGATCGATGACACCCTGGCGAGCTTCATGCAGGAGTCGAATAAGATCTTTGGCGAGCTGCAGACCAAGGCAGGACGTGTGCCAATCAGTAGTAAACCAGTCAGAGAGAATGGTAAGCTTTATTCAGAGTTGACCTACGAGGACGGCCAGACGGCACGAATTGAGGTCATCAACCCTGACGGCGAGGGATAATCGCTGATGCCTGGGAGGGTTAATGAACGATCCGAAAGCTGCCGACGAGCCTATCGTCGAGACCGAACCGTCCGGCAAGGACAAAGCCGATAACGAACCTGACGATAAGAAGCCCACTGCACGTGATTCAGAGTTGACCTACGAGGACGGCCAGACGGCACGAATTGAGGTCATCAACCCTGACTGGCGAGGGATAATCGCTGATGCCTGGAAGGGTTAATGAACGATCCGAAAGCTGCCGACGAGCCTATCGTCGAGACCGAGAGTAAAGGTGCAGAGCCTGACCTGAGTTTGAACCCGCACATGGGACATCTCGTTGAACCGGAGGGTGACGAGAAGGAAGTGGAGCAGGGCGAAGGCGCAGAGAAGGATGACGATTCACCACCGTCCGGCAAGGACAAAGCCGATAACGAACCTGACGATAAGAAGCCCACTGCACGTGAGCTGAAGATCGAAGAGCTTGCCTTTGAGAATAGGCAGCTGAAGCGACAACTGGAAAGGCAACAGCAGCCCCAGCCCGAAAAGGTTGATGAGAAGCCAAAGCCGATCAAGACGCTTCGTGATTTTGATTACGACGAACAAGCCTTCAACGATTATTTGATTGACGAGGGTGCAAGACGGGCAGAAAGTCGGATCGAGCAGCGCAACGCCAACCAGACCAGAGAGTCAGAGGCGCAGCGTCGGCAGGACGAGCTCCAAGCACGGGAGGATGCCTTCGAGGCAGACAACCCCGGATTCAAAGAGCGACTCCACGATGATGACTTGATGGTCTCGCAAGAGATGGCGATGTTTATCATCGACCCGGAAAGCGAAGTCGGGCTGCATGTTGGCGACTATCTGGCGCAGAACAAACCAGAGGCCGCAAAGATAGCAGCAATGTCACCAACCGCTCAGATGCGGGAGATGACTAAATTGGAAGCACGAATCGGAAAGGAAGTTGCCAAGGCTAACGCCGAACGCTCGAAAGCCAGCAAAGCGCCCCCGCCTGCAAAGACGGTCGACGGCTCGGATCCCGGTTTCAAGACTTCACCAAGTGATCCTGGCACTGCAGACAAGATGTCTGACGCCGAGTGGCTTGCAGCGAGGGAAAAACAATTAGCTGCTAAGAGATAGGAGAGCCACATGGCTAACTCAATCCTTACGCCGACAATGATTACCCGCGAAGCCGCACGGGTTCTGCATCAGGAATGCAACTTCCTCGGTAACGTGAACAAACAGTACGATGACCGCTACGCACAAGATGGTGCGAAGATTGGTTACTCGCTGAATGTTCGCATGCCGTCCAAGTACGAAGTTCGTACTGGTGCTACCCTCGCTGCCGAAGATCATGTCGAGCGTTCCACTCCATTGACCGTCCAGAGCCAGTACGGTGTTGACGTGAATTTCACGACAGCCGAGCTGACGATGGAGCTTGATGACTTCAGTGATCGTTTCCTGAAACCCGCAATGAGCCAGCTCGCTGCGAAGGTCGAAGGCGATGCACTCGCTGTTGCCTACAAGCGTGTCTTCAACTACACCAACGCAACCACCAACGGCCTGCTGACTTACAAGCGTTACCAGCAGAACGGCAAGAACATCACGAACGAACTCGGACCGCGCAGTGATCGCACAGCGATTCTGTCACCCGACTCTGTCGTTGAGTTCAATGATGCCGTGAAGGGTCTGTTCCAGGACTCTGGCGCAATCAAGAAGCAGTACAAAGAGGGAATGATGGGTCGCACTGGCGGATTCGACGTGTACGAAAACACGTTGCTGCCGTCGCACACGACCGGGACTCTCGACAGTGCTGCTGCTGTGACCGATGGCGCTAACCTCGGAACGTCAACGACTGCCAACACCTGGGTGAGTCAAACCGATCTGCAAGTTGACGGCGTAACAGCCGACACCCTGCTTGCCGGCGACATCATCACGATTGATGGCGTGTACGAAGTTCATCCAGAGCTGCGTACCAACACCGGGCGGCTTCGTCGCTTCGTTGTTCAGTCAGACGTGACGCTGACCACCGCAGCCAACGACTACCTCGTGACGGTGAAGCCGGGGCTGATCTACGGTGCAGGCAACGCGTTCCAGAACTGCGTCTTGTCAGGAACCGCTAACACGGATGGCCTCACGGTCACCCTGATTGGCGCAACTGATAGCCAGTTCAAGCAGGATCTGTTCTTCCACAAGGATGCATTCATCTGTGGAACGGCTGACCTGATTGACGTGAGCGAGTTTGGCGCATGGGGCGCTCGAGCTGTTCAGGACGGTATGTCGATTCGTATTGCTCGCCAGTACGACATCAACAACGACAAACTGCCTTGCCGCCTCGACATCCTGTGGGGATTTGCAGAGCTCTACCCTGAGCTGGCAAGCATCCATCGCTACGAAGCGGATCTGGTGTAACCGTTTAGTCGGGGGGGCTTCGGCTCCCTCGGCTTTTTTAGGAGATTGACTTGAGCTTGTTCAAAGGCCTATGGCCGAAGAAGACCATCACGACCATTCGTGAGACCACCGGCAAACAGGTCGAGATTGAAGTCGATGATGTGCCAACGGTCACCGAGCGCGTGTTCATTGAAAGCGCTGGGCGTTACCGCGAGGTCACACGAAACCTGACCGACGCTGAGATCGTGGCGAAGGGCTTGCAACCTGGGGCGAAGAAGGCCACCAAGAAGAAGGCGAAAAAGAAAACCACCAAGAAATAACTGAAGGGGCATGGCATGGCAAAGAAAGACAGAGAATCGCTGCAGGCGAGATTTCTCGCTGAAGGCAAGACGAACTTCGTCACCACCGAGGCTGTCAAGGACAGTATCCTGACGTCTCAATTTCATCACTTTATTGGTACGACCACGACGGTCTGTTGCCTGACGCTCAGAAACGGATTCACCATTGTTGGTCAGTCGGCATGCGCCAACCCTGACAACTTCGACATGGCGCTTGGCCAACAGCTTGCAGAAGACGATGCACGTCAACAGGTCTATCGCTTCCTCGCTTTTCGGATGCTCGACTGATGAGTCGCAAAAGGAATCGCGGAAAGTCGAAGCCCGAGAAAAAAGACTTCAATCACGAGGGTAAGGTCGACAAGTCGAACGTGCTGCGTGTTCACGTGGCAACCCCCGCATACGATGGCAAGGTCGACACCGACTTCGCGCAGCAGCTCCTCATGGCAGGACAGCTCTGCAGCCTCAATTTGATCGAATGCTCGGCATCGGTCATGGGTAACGGCGCATTCATCGAGATGGCGCGGAACATCTTCGTGCAACAGTTCCTGACCTCCGAGTCGCTGAAGGATTTCACCCATTTCTTCTTCATCGATGGCGACGTGGGCTTCGAGCCTCGAGCTATGCCTGGGCTAATTCGCTCTGGCCTCCCGTTTACGTGCGGAGTCTATCCACGACGCAATCATGGCAAACCGCTTTCCTTCCCAGCTGTTTTTGATCCGCTGCCGGGGAGTGGTGAGGATGGCAAGCCGCCCAGACTGCAGATGAATGGCGGATGGCTAAAGCTGAAGCGAGCGCCGACCGGGTTCATGTGTCTCAGCCGTGAATTGCTGCAGACGATGAGCGACAAGTGCGAGCGCCGCGTTCGACTGAAGGATCATCCCGAGCCTGTGCCGTGGCTGTTCTATACCAAGTTCGATGAGCATGGCGGATTCGTCGGCGAGGACTATTCGTTCTGCGATGACTACATGCAGTACTACCGCGACGGCGTGTTCGATGAGCCGATCTGGTGCTGGCCTGACTTCGACTTCAATCATGGTGGCGTGAAGGGCAACTACCTCCACTACCTGAAAGAGAAGGTCGACGAACTCGGCAAGGTGCGCCGCAAGGGAGCTGACCGTGAAGAATGAACTATTGCTCGGCGCAGGAAACAACCGCGAGAAGCGCATGAAGTGGGCAGACAGCCCGAACAGTGAATTCGAAAACCCGACACGGTTAGACATGCAACAGCCGTGCGACATCGTGCATGATCTGAACGACCCCATTCTGCCTTTCGCCGATGGTGTATACGATGAAATTCACGCCTACGAGATACTCGAACACGTCGGAACGCAAGGCGATTGGCAGTTCTTCTTCAAGCAGTTTGCGGAGTTTCGGCGAGTCCTCAAGCCAGGTGGTTACATGTGTATCACAGTGCCGATGTGGGACTCGCATTGGAGTTACGGCGACCCCGGTCATACTCGAGTGCTGCCCAAAGAGGTGTTTGCGTTCCTGACGAAAGACCATTACGACCAAGTCGGAGCTGGGGCTTGCACGGATTATCGCGCAGCGCTTGCGGAAAACTACTGGGAACTCGAAGGGATTCAGGAGGCGCAGCACCAGCTTTTCGTTGTCCTGAAAAAGGCATGACCGTCGAGATCATGGACGATGTTCTCTCGGCCTCGCTTTACCGGGAGCTGAAGAAGTACGCCCACAATGCTAGTTACAGCGATGTCATGAGCCCGGCAGACGGCGTGATCTACCCTGGCATCAACGCCCATGTGCCGAAGTGGATTGAAAGCTTCATTCTTGGATCCATTGCACGACTGATGCGCATCCCGAGGCGCTCGATCAAAGTAGACCAGATGTTTTGGCGGCTCACGACGGAAAGCACCCCTCCCGCACCGCACGGCGCACACAATGATGCCGTCCACGGCGACTACTCTGCGTTTTACTACGTCAATCCTGCGCCAGATGACTTAAAAGCCGGAACCTCGATTTTGGCGCATCGCAAGACCGGAATGACCAGATCGCCCAAGTCGGTTGCCGAGTGGGACATGTGGAAACGCGACACCAACGACTACAGCGCTTGGGATGTGGTCGACATGGTGTACTGGGAAGAGAATCGTCTGGCTGTTTACGAAGCTGAATTGATGCATCGCGCTGAACCGCCAGAGGGTTTTGGCAGGGACACGCTCGATGGAAGACTGGTGCTGATCACGTTCTTCTCGTGCTAACATTCTCCGAAATCACACGGAGGCTGTTATGGCTGCTATCACGAACCTGGAGATCATCAACGGGGCATTGAGAGAGATCAATGTCATCGCCGAGAACCAGAGCGCGGATGCAGGACAGGGCAAGACGTGTTTATCCAAACTCAACGAGATGCTCGACATGTGGCGGGAGATCGGTATCGACTTCGGTTGGTACTCGCAATCCTCGACGAGCGGCAACGCGCCGATTCCGATGTACGCACGTCTGGCAGTGAGGACGAGTCTCGCAATCGTGTGCGCTCCGCAGTACGGAGCCACTGTGAGCGGGGAACTTGCTGCTGTTGCTGATCGCGCCTACGGCATGTTGCTATCCAAGGCGACACGCGAGCAGCTCGACAACGTCGACATGAGTCACCTCCCTGCCGGTCAAGGCAAATTCTACGACGGGTACAACATCAACTCGGACAGCTAATGGGCAAATACACAGATCTCGCTAACGCGGAGGCGATGCGACTCGACAAGCAAGTAGAGGCAGAAACTTCCGGCGGTGGGATTCGTGGCTTTGCCGGCGATCTCGCTCGCAATGCAATGGGCGTTGCAGAGGCTGGTGGCACGATAGCCAGTAGCATCGCCGCCGACATCCCTGCCGGTTGGTCAGGACTGATGGCCACGGGTGCTGGCAGAGATCCTGCAGCCGATGTCGAGAGCGTCCAAGAGAAGTTCACGTACATGCCCCGGTCAGCCGAGGGCAAGCGAGCCATCGAAGGCCTTGGCAACTTCATCAATACCATCATGGAACCGTTCACTGAGGCATCGAGCGCGATCACGCAATACGGTGCTGATCAGGGATGGAACCCGGCGGTGACCGCAATTCCGCTGACGCTCGCCACTGCAGGCGCTGAAGCCATCCCCGGCAAAAAGCAGGCTGGCGCGGCAGGCCGTGGCGCGAAGACTGCTGGCAAGTACGTCGACATGGCCAACGAGGCAGCAGAGAAACTCAGCGTCGAGGATCTCACGCAGATGGCAGAGATGGCGCAGATTGGTGACCCGAACCTGACGCGTGGCCTGGAAGCTATGCAGTCAGGACAGCCAATGGGCGAGCCGGTCGGCAAGATGGTCGGGAAGCCAATCCTGACTGACGCTGAAGTCAAAGCGCAGATGGACAGGCCAATCGGATCCGGTAACGGTGGCAGCAACGATGGAAGCTTCCGAGACGAGGGCACGACATACCGAATGGATCCTGAGCCGGAAGGTGGCTACACCGTCAAGGAAGTCAGGCGCGATGGATCCGAAACCACCGTTGGTTACGACCGCGACGTGACGAAGATTCCGGGCTTGATGGCTGCTGGTCGCAAGCAACGCGGATCGGTTAGCGACACGGGTGGCGGCAAGGAAGTGCTGAAGGCGCAGTCATGGCGCAATGCCATCACGAACTTCAGTGAAGACACCCAGCGCCTTGTCGAGTCTGTTGCAGAGCGCGGAGATCTTGAGGCCAACGACTACATCGAGATCATGCGCGACGTTGAAGACCGCATGTACGACCTCGAAGAGAATGTCGGCACAGCGGCTGCGAAGAAGGAATCCAAGTGGCTGCTCGATAACGTCTACCGGGATCTCGAGAACATCAGCGATGCTGAGATTGACCGGCGTCGTGCTGATTACGAAGACGCTGTCCAGGAGCGCGAGTACGGTCGGGAAGGCGACTATGACCTTGAGCAGATTGACCGCATGCGCAACGAGCTTGAGCAGCTTGAGGATTCCCGCTCAGTCACGTCGAGAGGCGCACCAAAGCCGCAAGGGGAGTTCATCGATGGCCAGCGACGGCTGACACGGTCTTCTCTCAACCCTGAGAAGTTTATTGATGAATACGGCAACGAGGTTCCCCGTGGATCAGTAACGCACGCCGAGATCGACGCTACTGATGCGATAGACAATCGCGCAATGCAGCGCTATGGCAATGATCTGCGAAACGAAGAAGCCGCATACAATCAACCAAAGAACGCCCTGGGCAAGTCATTGCCTCAAGGTGTCGAGCGCGGCAAGCCGGGTGGCAAGCAGCGTGGATCCGTATCCGATACCGGCGGTGGCAAACAGGTGCTTGGAGCTCAGGTCTCTCGCAATGCACTGGCCAACCAGCGACAGCAGGCAACGACCGCAGATCTCAACCGGGCAGACTTCATCTACAACGATGACATCCCGGCAGCGCCGCCAAACTCGCAAACCATCTTTGACGTCGGCATGGACATCAACGAGCAGGCGCTCGAGGCGTGGGGTGGCAAGCCAATGGAGATGACTCCAGAGAACGCCAAGACGGTCGCCGACAACATGACAACCGAGGCACTGGCGTCATACCAGAAGCGCCCGAACATGGCTGGCTGGTACAAGGAGAATCTCGCCGAGGCGATGGAGCATGCGACCAAGCTGCACCCTGAGCTTGCGACAGATCCCAACGCTGAGACGGCCTTCAAATTCATCATGGCGATCACGTCGAACGGTCAGGAGGTTGGACTCAACGCCCGACTGACGAACGACTACTACAAGCAGTGGAAGCAGAACGGCGAGTTCCCGATTGCTGGCAGCGGCAAAGAGAAGGCCGCGATGCAGAAATCCTTTAAGACCGCCAACAAGATGATCGAGGACTACGGCCAGGAGGGTTTCAGGGGCTTCCTGTCGAAAGACTTCACGGTCAAGGAGCTGGTCGACGCTGGGTTCAAAGTCGGCGGCGAGAACGTGGACACCAAGGTGAAGGGCAGCGTGATCTTCGGACCGAAGATTGGCGGTGGCTTCATGCAGAATCTGATGGGCAACTACGATCCGCCCACGTTCGACCGATGGTGGCAGCGCACGTATGGTCGCCACACTGGCACACTGGTCTCGAATCCAGAGAAGATTGGCAATCAGGTCGAAGGCTTCCTCGACTCGATCGATGACCGCGAGCTGAAAGAGATGGGCGTTGACCCGGAGATGGTCAGGGATAATCCAGAACTCGCCGCGAACATCATCCACAAGACGTTTGCAGGCGGCGGCTACAAGGACAAGAACGCGCTCAACAACGCCGCTCGCAACCTGGATAAGTCATTTACGACGGTGGTTGATTCGCCGTCCGGCGGTGGCCAGCGAAACTTCATGCGCGATGTGATCCTTCAGGTGCGCGACAACATGCGCAAGCAGGGAATCGACATCGACACGGCGGATGTCCAGGCGCTGCTCTGGTACGCCGAGAAAGACCTGTATGGTAAAATGGGAGGAAAGGTCAATACGGAGACCGTGGATTATGCGACAGTCTGGAAACAGCTCGCCCAAGGGCGACAAAAGGGCTTCAGAAACGCCCTCAACCAAGGCGCAGAATGATGACCTCGTCATCGATGATGCTGAAGCGCCCATCGCTAACATGTCAGAGCAGGAGATCGCTGCAGGCATTCGTAAGCTCATGGGTGGAGCCAAAGCTCGCCATTGATCAGTCGGGTGCTATCCAATGCGCCTGAACCTTCCCATCTATTCCTACCAGTCTCGGAGCCGACCGGCATCGACGGCACAGATTGTGAATTGTTACCCGGAACTCATGCCACCGGGGAGCAAGACACAGGTGATGCTCACTCGTGCGCCCGGAGTAAAATCTTGGTCAACGGTCGGCTCCGGTTCAATCGAAGGCATGTTCCGAGCGAAGATCAACTTCGGCAACGGAACCATCGACCGTCTCTACGTGGTCTCAGGGCGTGAGCTCTACAGCGTCGACAAGAACAAAGTGGCCACGCTGGTCGGTGACATTGGATCTCGGTCGCGCATCGATTTTGCCAAGAACACTGATCGACTTGTCGTGGTCAACCAGCCCGATGCCTACTACTACGATGGCACGACGCTGACGCAGATCACCGACGTTAACTTCACCAGCCGTGGAGCAGGCGACGTGGAGTTCCTCGAGAACTTCCTGCTGTTCCGTGAGCCTGACAGCAACCGATTCTTCGGCGCTGACGTTGGATCCGCAAGCGACTTCGGTGGCCTGAACTTCGCCAATGCCGACAGCAACCCGGACAACATGGTCGGTATGACGACCAGCTTCCGGCAGCTTTTGTGCATGAACGAGTCGACGGTCGAGCTTTTCGAGAATACCGGCGCTTCTGGATTTCCTTTCGAGAGGAACATCAATGGCACGATGGAAGTCGGCCTGCTGTCTGCCGAGCTGGTCGGTCGCTCATTCGACGTGATCTACTTCTGCGCCGATGACTTCACGGTGCGCCGCGTCGACGGTAACCAGCCGGTCAGGGTGTCCAAGCACAACATCGAACGCTTCCTGGAGCGAGCCACCATCAGCTCAGGGCGCACGTTCTCGTACAGCAACGAAGGCCACTTCTTCATCGGCTTCAGCTTCCTTGAGGGAACCATCGTCTATGACGCGGTCACTCAGGAGTGGTCAGAGCGTAAGAGCTTCGGCGACAAGTATTTCCGCCCACGGTTCATGCAGCGCTTTGACAACAAGATCCTTGCTGGCGACTCGCAGTCCAACAAGATTGTCGAGATTGATCTGGACTACTACGCAGACGATCTTGAGTCTACGGGCATTCAGCTCATGAGTTGGACGTATCAGCCAATCTACGCCGAGAAGAGCCAGATCTTCCACGACCGATTCGAGGTGGTCTTTGATCCCGGTCAGGGACTCACGACCGGCCAGGGCAGCGACCCAATGATGATGCTCGAGTACAGCGATGACTCTGGGGTGACCTGGAACAGCCTGCCGAGCAAGTCGATGGGCAAGCGTGGCGAGTACCGAGATCGATGCGTCTGGCACAACCTTGGGCAGTCCTCACAGCGCGTCTATCGTGCATCGGTTTCCGACCCAGTGCCGATTAGCATCGTGGACACCATCACTGAGGTGCGTGGCGGGAGGCTCTAATGGCGAAGCTTAGAGGCTTCAGAAACATACCTCGCGACGCTAACGAGTGGGGTCGCTGGTTTGCTGCTCAGGACATCGAGACCGGCCTTGGCAATCCCGAGGTCGACGGCTACGTGCTGTCATCCGATACCGATGGCAACCGCACATGGATTCCGAATGGCGGTGGCGGCGCTGGAGGCTTCTCAAACAACGAAGTCCAGTTTGGTCAGTTCACACAGCGTCAGGACGGCGGTGGCGCGGCGGAACGTGCAATCATCAAGTACGACCGCGTCAACGGCCATTGGGAAGACACCATCAACCTTGATCTGCCTGACGGCGGATACGTTCGTGTCAGAAGCTCCACTGGACTCTTTGCACAGCTTGATCTCGATACCGACGACTCGCTCAACATCTCAGGAAATCAGGCCGTAAATTTCGACAGCGCGGTCGGCGTGAACTGGATGAACGCTTCAGATGCCAACATCGAGCTTTTGATCTTTGATGACATCACTCCTTCTGGTGGTGGCGATCTTCTTGGACACACTGTAAACAGCTCGCCATCGCTTGATTCCAACCTTGGCGGCGTTACTCCAGTTATCCAGCAGCTGGATGGTCTTGGTTCGTTCGAGGATCTTGACGGCGCTTCTGTCACTGATTTGGATGTAGGCGAAGACTACCTGATCGTTGTAAGGGCTTCAGTGAGCAGTAACGTTAATCCTGTTGAAGCCAGAGTCCAAAATAATGGCGTGACTATTGGCGCGTCGGTAATGGAGTTCACGGTGATTTCGACCGCGATCATCGGCGGCAGCTCCGAGCCTATCCAATATAATTGGATGGGTGTTGTTACCGCGACAGCCGGTGCTATTCAGGCGCAGTATCAATGCAGCGACACGGTTGATGCCGAGGCTGGTGGCGCGAGCATGATGGCTATAAAGCTGTCAGACTTGGGCGCTAATTTTACCTACGGTGAGAGCGTAGCTTCACAGACAATTACCAATGGCGCTAATGGCACGAAGCTGTCGCCCGCTCTTGATGTCGGCAATGGTTCAGACCAGTTCCTTTTGATGGGTTGTGTTCGTGCGCCTATTGGTCGTTTTGAGTTTGAGGCATGGCTTGCCGAAGACGATGTTGTTCAGAGGTACGACAATGCCGCAGAGGGAGCGCCGGCTGCTGATTTTATTATAGGTGATGAGGGTAGCACCGGGAGTTTTGGAACTAACAACTCTCGCATCTGTACGTTTTTCAAGATCATTGATGGTGACGCGCTAAAAGAGTGGTCGATCTATGCTCGCGATGTAAACAACCTCGGCATTGACGTTAGCTATGTGTTTATGGGCGCGTTAAATCTTTCTGTGTTTAGAGAGTCTTACGTTGAGGCCAGCACTGACTACTCAACTGAAAGTGCGGCAGACTTTCCGACCAACACCCTTGGTGTGCCTGCTCCGATTTCGAACGCTCAAAAATACCAAACTTTGACTGCTACAGTCGTTAATGACGGTACGTTTAGCCTGTTTGCATCGGCTCAAATTGCTGGCGGTGGGTCAGGTGAGCTGCCGCCGCTGGTAGTGGCGTACACAGTCAATGGTGGCTCAATTCAGTACGCCACTGGCAACACGGAAGCTGGTGTTGACTCTGACTCTCCCGGCGACTTACGCACCGCTCAGTGGTTCTTATCTGAAGACATAGTCTTGAGCGCAGGCGATGAGGTCGTGGCTGAGTTTATTGTTGAGGCTGGGCCTGGGCAAGAGACTTGCGAGCAATTACTGATGCTCTTTGACTGGTCTACGGTCGCCGTCCCTGTCCGCACGTTCACTGTTGGCGACCCAGATTACCCGACACAGATCGACGGCTCGACAACGAAAGTCACCGGTGATCTGCAAGTCAATGGCGCAACAGATCTTGACTCAACGCTCAACGT